ATAAAATCTCCGGCCGCCACCTCGGTGGTAAACGCGGTCCCGTTGCCAGCGACCGCAGCAGAGTTATTCGTCAGGGTTAAAGTTCCTGCTGACATGGATATCTCCTGAATTCAGATAATAAAAAACCCGCCGGAGCGGGTTATTTTTTGGTAAGTCATTAAGGGCAATTCGAACTGGTGAAGTTATTTTTATTCACCCATCGCCAGTTAAATGGATAACCGGCCCTGTACTCAGTCTGATTTGCAACTTTTCGCACACCGTAAATCTGTACTAACTGTGGCTGTCCGCCAAGTACAGACTCAGCCTGACAAACAGGATTCTGTTTCTCCAGAACAGGTCCTGAACATGCTGAAAGCGCCAGACAGGCAATAACTGGAATAATTATATTTTTCATTTCGACACCAGAGTTAATTATTTAAACAAAAAATAACCAATGGCATTAAATAATGAAAACAGTTTTAATAGATTAATATTCTAAAATTGATCGTTTAAATCGATCGGTTTAATCATATGCGGCTGTGTTTATCGCCGTTATCACAATTCCACTATTTGTCGTACCGATTGAAGAGCCGCTTGCTGTTGTTGATGTAAGTCCTTTTATTCTCGTTCCCGCACCTTCGTTGAAGCAACCCGTTCCCACATCAACAGACTGAATGATTGGCTGTCCACCGGGTGCCGAACCCGCATGAAGGAGAACAGATCCCAGCCCCATCGGATTTACAGCCCATTTGCCTGGCATGTATGTATCGATGTTAAGCCCACCACTTACAGCACCTGGTGAACCAATAGTTGTAAGGTCGCTTAATACCCGGGACTCATTCGTAAGTACCAGTGTCCCTTCGGCATCCCATATAGCCACACCCCAGGCCGGAAGGGTAAGCGGATATATGGCAAAAAAATAGGCCTCAAGGACAAAAGCCGATCCCCTGTAATTAGACGCATCAACACTGAACGTATTGCCACTTTTTGAAGCTGATATCTTCGCCGGGGCGCTGGTTCTTGCAAATGCAATCCCTCCCTTCTGACCGTCGATAGTAACGGACGCCGAAGCACTGTTAAAATTCCCCCCAAAAGTTGAGTTTACAGTGACTTTCCGGTAAAGCGTCATTGGTGTGGAATCAGGCGTGATAAAAGGGTTCCCGTTAGGTAATGAAATTAATGCGCCATATTTAGCCATCTACGCAGTCTCCGCAAAAACGATTAACTGCACTTTGATTGCCGGGTAATCATTAATCCCATCACTACCTGAAGGCTGTATTGTTATGGTGTTTCCAGATGCAATAATATTTCTTTTATCTGTGTAACTTATTGTCCCTTTATCCTCCAGAGTACCAACTGCAAACCCAACCTTTAAGCCAGGCTCAAGGTTGAACTGGTAGCTTCCCGTTTTCTGACCTAAAGCAAGATCGATGATGCCCACCACGGTTACAGGTTTAATGCCATAGTTATTCGGGACGCCGTTAGCGTCCCATGAGGCAAATCCAAAATCAGACATTGGGAGCCACTCCTGTTAGTTTACCAATCTGCACAAACAAACGACCTTCCGGCCCCGTAAAGGAAAGATTGTTGTCGGCTTTAGAAAGACACCACCCCCCCTGATTTGCAACTTTGTAACCTTCTGACCAGATAGAACCTGAGATTTTCGCATTGTTGATTGCGGCGTTAGCAATTTTGGCGCTTGTTATACTTCCATTCTGAATAAACGCATCGCTGATAAACACCTGACCGTTAACTATCGCAAATGGCGAATAAACATTACTTCCCGAACCGGACATAACAACAAACTGGTTTGCATTAACAGCAACGCGCGTATCTACAGACACTCCATTAATAGTTACGGCTACCGATAACCCGGCATCATAATTTTGCCCCTTATACTTGATCCCCGTTTTCAGGGTATAAATGGCAGAACCACCTGACGCATCGGTATAGGCGGTCATTTTTTCCTGTATTGCAGCTTCTGTATCGCCAAACTGAGCCGCAACATCAGTTTCAAGTTTCGCAACTGCTTTTTCTGCGTCAGCGGCGACTTTAGACGCCTGAATAATGCCAGCCTTGTTTTCGCCATACTGCGCCCATTGCTGATTCACATTGTCGTAATCAGCCAGGGAGTTCTGAAGAATAGCTTCCAGGCTTGTTTCCAGTTGCCCCATTAATGCCTTGCCGTCTTCGGAAGACATAAAATTTTTGCCGATGTCGCCCAGATATTCATCAGCCTGAGAACTCGTTTCCCCCATCACCCAGGCGGTCCACTCACCAACATTGCCAATACGGTCAACAAGACGTGCCCGGTACCACTGCCGGATACCCGCCGGCATCATCCCATGCTGATAATTTGATGTCGGATAAGGAACCAGCGTAAGTTGCTGCGGATTGGCGTGGTCTCCCGTCGTCGAACGCTGGATTTCGGTATATGCCGTATCACCAGAACCATCAGGAAAGGCCCAGGTAATATTGATATTCCAGACAACATTGTCAGAAGCAACCAGATTAACGGGCGTCCCTGGCTTGCCAGCCTTACCGGAAAGGTATGTCTTATCCGCGTAGCCCCATGGAGAAGACGTTTCCTGCGCATTCAGCGCCCGGACACGCACATCATAAATTCCCGTATAAATCCCCTGAGCAGAGAATCCCTGCGCGCTGGTAACCGGAACGTTTATCCAGTCGCCGCTGTCCTTCCTCCACTGAGCAATGTACCGGATTGCACCATCAACCTTATCCCATGACACATCTAGGCTTGCCACAGTCAACCCCTGCGACACATGATCGCTTTCAGTCACCACGATATTTTTCGGCGCAGACAGGACGCTTATCGGCGTGACGGTGATTGGGGCCGACTCAATGCGAACACCATCATCGATATAGCGATATTTGTTCGGATCGTGCTGTACCGCGGTGATGGTAAAGCCGCCGTTACTATCATCACTGGCTGCTATTGATGTGACCCGAAAATACTGAATCGCCAGATTATCACTGTCAATTGCCCATACAGCACCAGCAACAGGTGGCTGGCTGAATGCGGTGGATACCGTCACTGTTTTTTTATCTGCGCTAACAGCACTGATTGTCCGCGTCTGCGCTTTACCATCGGGCAGGTTAACAACCAACCGATCATTAACGGTGTAGTCAGTTGCACGATCGAGGGTAACCTGACGGCCATTCACCGCACTGATTCGACCACCATTCTGCTTACCGGCGCGAAACGGGTCGGCCACACCAATGATTTCCGCAGGTAACGGAATGTACCCGTCGAGTCCTACGCCAAACGACACCGTGCCATCCTTCGCGTTTGAAAGAAGAACCCAACGCCCGCGCCGGTGTGCTTCGCTCTGTGAAGTGCAGCCAATTGCGGTCAGTGTTGTCTGCCGCACATCATACCGCTCAACAAGCCCTGAATCGTAGACACCTTCTACTGTATCGCTGTAGTGATTCTGCGGATCAGACCAGGAAACAAGACAGGAGCTGTAGCGGTTCTTATAAGACCCGCCAGCATAAGTGAACAAGCCATCAATGACATTTGAAACATTATAAACCCAGTCAACATCAGCTTGCGGAACATCAGCCTGGACGTAAATTTTTTCATTACCCCAGAACGTTATGCCACGAAACACAGCAGCCAGATCGCGCAGAACCTGATAAGCATCCTGCTGGTTCTGGATGAATACGTTACAGGTAAAACGGGGCTCTGTTCCCCCTGCTCCGTCTGAAACTTTTTCATCACAATACTGAGCGATGGAATACAGTTCCCACCTATCAACCATGGATACGTCAACGCGCGTACCCATACCATAAATTTCATCCAGCACCAGATCATAGAAAATCCATGCGGGGTTATTTGAATAAGCCATTTTGAAACCGCCGGACCACGACCCGGAGTAGGTACGCGTTGCAGGATCATAATTATCCGGCACCTTAATAAGCTTACCCTTTGGCTTGCAGGTGATTTTCGGCGCGCTGCCGTTGAACTGGCTGCTGTCCACCTCCACAAACAGGAGAGCGGTATTGGGATAACGAAATTTACTGTCGATGACCTCAGCAAAAGAAAAGACTTTAAAGGCATTTACCAGTTTTGAGTTAGAACCACTGGCATCTGGCGTGATACGTCTTACCCGGACGGACCAGCCGGAAACGGAATCCGGCAAGTCAATACGGTGATCGCGTTGATATTCTGTTGTGGTTTTACCATCGAACCTACCATTCACGACCGTCTGCCATGCTGCGCCATCCGTTGATAAATCAATGGCGTATTCCGTGACAGTCCCGACCATATCACCGTTATCTTTATACAAATACTGAACAGGAAGGCTCAGTTTTATACGGATCGCATCAAGAGAAAGATTGGAAAACTGGCGAGTCCACGGCGCTGTAGTGGTTACCGTTACACCCACGGCAAGCTCGTTGTCCACTTCCGGCATACCAGCGATATAGCTCTGGTCCTGAGTGCCTTTACGGAACTCCCATTTCACGCCCTGAAAATTGTATTCACCACTATCATTAGCCAGTGGAGTATCGTTGAGGAAAATCTGCTGTGCTGTCAGGTCACCCTTAATTTCACCTTCTGACAGCGCCACCAGCATTTTCAGTTTTGCCACTGACAACAGATCATCAGGTTGCTCTACTGGCGTATGCGCTTTGCCGCCGCCACCTTTGGCGCCATGAATAATGGTTTCACCTTCGAGGAGTCGCATATTTCACCCGTAAAAAAGGACGCATAAGCGCCCTGAGGTTAATAACTGTCAACTTACTGTTGATCGCTTGAATACATACCGGCGCTGATAATGGCCCCGCCAATTTCTCGCTCCCCATAGAGAACGGGAACGGGATACCCCATAGCCACCGTATTGACTGGCGCACCAAACGCATAGTTGGGTTTATTATCCGTACTGGAAGAGGCGCCAGTGTTAAACGATGGCTGCGGGGTGAGTAGTTGAACTACGCCGCCAAGCATCATTGAAACGCCAATGCCGGTCAGTACCGTTGTGGCGGTTATTGCACCCGCACTCATTGCCGCCCCCCATGCAGCAAGACTGGCACCAGCTGTAAAAAAAGCAGCGACCAGCGCCACTGCACCGATCACTACCTGAAGTACTCCGGCATTTTTTGCCCCCTCAATAATGGGACTGATGCGGTATGTATCACTACCCAGAGTCATATCGAACTCTTCAAGCCCAATATTGCTTTTCCCGCTGAAAAAGGCGAATTGGATCCCCTTCATATGCGCTTCTGACATGTATTTTTTAAATCCCGGCACCTGTGAGCACATCGCTCTCAGCATTTCACGAAGGTCAGCGACGTGGTATTGATGGCGTTTGCCAAATTTCTTCGCCATCTTGCCGTCAAGAATCAGTGTTTTCAGCATTCACAAACTCCTTATGCCTCACCACCCGCACAGTTCTGTCGCGGTAATATTTTCCATATGGGGTACGTGACGACAGATGCCCGGACATATGATGCAGAATGATATTATCGCCAAGATATACCGCTGCATGGTTGGTAACCGAAGCCTGGATGCTCATCATGATAATGTCGCCTGGCCGCATCTCACTGGGAGCCACTTCGACAAAACCTTCCTGTTGCCAGTTGTCGTCGTAGAGATGCTCCTTTCCTTCCTCCCACCACTCATATGGTACCGAGTAGTCCCCCAGAACGAGAGCGAACTCACGCTGAAAATACTCCCGGATAAGCGACCAGCAGTCTGCGTAACCGAGTACCCAAGGACGCCCAACATAGTCACGATCCTCCCGCGGAGAAATCGTGCAAAAATCACCATCTGGCCACGACATGATCCCCCATTCAATACCAGACCAGTCGCACTGAATGCGGTCCATTTCTGACGGCACCAGTTGCACCACGTCAGGATGTGAGTGAATAATCATAATGATGTCACCCAGTTCCCCTGCGCCCATCCTGTCTTCAGGGGAAAGCGTAAACATTTCTTCCGGGTTGTCGGCAATATTGCGACAGGGAATAAACGTCTGCGAGAAACCAGTCTGAATTATCACCCCACAGGCCTCTTTCGGGTATTCCGCAGCGACATGCTGGCGTATGGCATCCATCAATTTTTCACGCATCACTATTTCCCCTGCAGGTTAGCTGCCGGAAAACCACCAAACGGCAGAGGTGCATCCGGATCATGCCGATCCTGGCAATCCCGCCGCCGCCCGCCGCAGACATCTTTCGACGGGTCGTCGGTTGGTGTACCGTTTTTTGTAAAATATTTAGTCCCGTTGTAGTCACATCCGGTGCCACTTCGATACCAGCCACGAAGGCACCAGGTACAGACAGGCGTGATCTGACGAGTTGGTAGCTGAAGACTCTGAATGTCGAAGGGTGAACACAGTTCAAAATCAACCTGAACTCGTGTTTCCACCGTTTTCGCATTCACATAGAAAAGCTGCACCCGCTCGTCAATCGGACTCGCATTCGGGTTGCCATTATCCCAGTTAGCCCCATCCAGATATTTTGCCAGCGTGGTGTGGATCTTTACTTTTGCCTTAACCATGTCGTCATACTCAAGACACAGTGCCGTCACATAATTACCGACGTTACCGACAGACAGCATGGGGGTCGGCTGGACTCCCGTGCTCGAAAGTTCCATACCTTTAAGCTCATATGGATACGGATCATACTGATGCCCCTGCCAGATTATGGAAGGTAGATTATCCGCGGCAAACGACGCCCAGCCTTCCTCCTGGATGTTATGAGCATGAAAGCGCAGAATTTTTTCCATGCCAAAGTCAGTCCCGTCAATCTCAACAAGCTGAATGAGACTGCCAGGTTCTAACTGTTGTATATCACTGATAAAACTCATACCTACCCCCGAAAAAAAACCGCCCCTTAGGCGGTTTTAATTTATGTAGAGTCTACAAAAATCTATAAGCATGATTGAATTGCCTTTATTCTCTTAACCTTTCCATTCCAAGGATCTAATGATCCTCGAAGAGAGTAATAATTAACTATTACGCTATTTTTTTCATAATAAACATCAACATTATCACTAACCGCTAACACACTGTAAAATCCGTAAGTTTTTTGCGCGGTAACACTATTCCCTAAAGGTTCTTTTTGCCAAGAGGAAAGAATACATTCCTGAGTTTCCTGCGGAGTATGTGAAGACAAAAAAGTAGCAGTTATAGGCTGCTCACCTCGATAGTTATATATATTCATACAACCAGTGAGATTCAACGCGATTGCTAACAACAATATCCTTTTCACTTTTTATCACCTGTAGACGTTTATAAAACTAATGCATAGTGTTATTTGATGCTGTGGTTATGTCATTCATGATACATGATAAAAAAATAACGTCATGGGGCAAAAGCCTGCTCGAAAGTGAATGCTACTGTCGCTTTTATCCCGGAAGGGAATGAAACACTGAATGAATCAGCTTTCACCCGATAGAGATTTTTCTCCCCCCAGGGGTTTGTCCACCAGAAAGAGGCTGTGACATGGGACATCAGAAAAGCACGTAGCACAGCAGCCTCGCTTCGGGTTCCTGTCCAGTCCAGGTTCCATGTTTCGGACTTGTCGTTAATTCCCATCCCGACTATTTGCTTATACCCGTCACCGAACTGAGCCTGAAGCGTGCGGACATTTTCAGTTCCCTGAGCCGTTTTGCGTGTTCGCCAGTTAAACGTGTCTGTCACGATTACCCCCTTGAGTAAAGTAATCCACCCGGACTTATCTCCTTTTTCAGACGGTCGGTGATAGTCTGCTGGACAATACCCTGCAACTGACGTGCTGTTCCTGCGGTACTCGCCTGGCTGACTTCTCCACCACCACTTTGCTGACTGATACTGACCGGAGCATAAACGCTGATCCCCCCTATAGCCGGAACCGGCATATTACCTGCACCAACCAGGCCCCCCGAGGCATAACCGCGCATAAGTCGGTACAGATTGGACACACCGATGCGGCTGGTAGACTCTTTGGTGAAAACGAATTCTCCACGGTGGACAATACCGGCAGGCTCATACTTCCCGCCGTGTCCGGTGTAACCGCCAACGTCGTATCCTGGAGGCCGATAAGACGGCACACCAAACGACTGGCCTGACGTTGGCGCTTTCGCACCGCC